CGAATCCCGTGCGATGGACGAGGCGATTCGGTCGAACCTGTCTACCAGCCTAAAAGCTGCCGTCAACGAGAACGAGGCCATTCTTAGGCGCGGTGAACTGGAAAGCCAACTCGGGCGCGTTCGCGGCAAGTTGGACGAAGCGACGGCGGCAACGGATAAGAACGGCGCGGCCAATGGCAAGCTGAAGCCCGCGATCACTGCAGCCAAAGAAGCCGTCGACCAACTGGCGCAAGCCTTCACGCGCCTTGGAGTCTCGAATACCTCCGACGCCATTGGTGGCTTTGCGCGAGCGCGGCAGGCGCTCAGTGTCATCGAGCAAGCCTTCAAGGATGGCAAGGTTAGCACGATCGACTTGCAGCGGGCGACGGAATCACTCGGACAAGAGTACCTGAAGTTCATCGACGGCGTGGGCGGCATCCGCCCGGCAATGATCGATGTTGCTGACTCGTTCGACTTTGCGGCTGAGCGGGCCATGATGGCGATTGGCGACATCCAGACCGCAGCGCAATCGGCGCGGAATTTGGCGCTGGGTCAGATGATCGTCACCGGCGACCCGACAGGCGCGGGCGCTACGCTCAACTCTGCCGACGCGGCCCGCTCCTCGCAGCGCAATCTCGAAATCATCCGGCAGACGGCGAAGGGCGCGCAAGACTCATGGAAGAACGTCCGCACGGGCATCTCGCGCCAAGTCTCCACGATCCAAACCGACTTCTCCCGCGCCGTGGTCAACATCATCCGCGGGACAGAGAGTATCGGCGAAGCGATGCGGAAGGTTGGCAACGCGGCGGTCGATGGCCTTCTGCGGATGGGGATTGAGTACGCCGTTAACGAAGGCATCAAGCTTCTCGGCAAGCTGCTGGCCAGTATGGGTGGCGTAGCCGCAAAGATTGGCGGCATTCTTGGCGGCGGCGGTGGTAATGGTGGCAAGTCACCGGGCGGGCAGAATCCTGCAAGCTCTGCCGTGTCCGCTGCCTCGGGCGGCATCTTAGGCATGGTCACCAGTATCGGATCGCTGGTGTCTGGAGTCATCGGGAACTTTCAAATGGCCGGGATGAATAAGACCCTCGACCTGATCGAAAAGGAAGTTCGCTATTCCCAGATTCACCTGCTGCACATCCTCGAAAAACACAACGAGTACCTCCCAAAACTGAAGGACATCTGGGACTCGCTGATCCGCATGGAGACGCGACAGATGAGCGTCGCTGGTGGCGGCGGCGCAACAGTGACCATCAACGTCAACGGCGGCGACCCGCGACAGATGCTCGAAGCCATCACGCGCGAACTGAAGCAGCTTGGAGTCATCCCGAAGTGAGCCTAGACGTCTACATCGACGGCGCCATCCGCGAAATCGCTCACTACTCGCTAAACATTGCGGCGACGGCCGGTCAGCGTGGATCGTTCAATATGCGCGTGATCTCAACGAGCGGCGCGTATCGACCTGAGCAGGGCCACGAGATAGAACTGTTCGACGGAGCAACCAAACTATGGGCCGGTTCGGTCGATGAGGTATCCGAGGTTTCGATCACTGAGGCGGGCTCAGCCGCGGGCGCGTTTTATGATATCCGGGGCATCACCTGGGAGCAGCGCTTGGACCGGCGGCGCTGTTACAACCCGAGCACTTCGCTGCCAGCGCATTACGACGGGACGTTTCTTTTCACGGCCAATCCGGCAACGGACACGCTGACGACGGTATCGGCGCACGGGCGCAGCAACGGCGACCGGGTGCGGGTGAAAGCGCACGCGCAGGGCACGCTCTGCGACGGCCTCGATGCAACCATCGAGTATTTTGTCATCGGTGCGACAACAAGCACGCTACAGCTATCCCTGACCAGCGGCGGCAGCGCGGTAGATATACTCGACGCCGGGACGCTGGACCAGGTCCTGCTCACCACGCGCGCGGGCGATGTCGTGGTGGACCTAGTGACCAACTACGCATCGAACGAGGGCATCGGCACCACGAACGTCGACGCGGGCGCGGTGCTTGACGTGGTGACGTTCGACGCCAACGCCAGCGTTATGGAAGCGATCAACGAACTCGCCCAAGTATGCGGCTTCGCTGTGTGGATGGACGAGGAGCGGGAACTGTACTTCAAGCCGCGCACGTTTGCCAACGCGCCGTTCAACGTCTCCACGACCAGCGGCAACTATCGCTCACTGCGAATCCGCCGCACGCGCGAGGACAAGGTAAACGCGATCCTCACCCGGGTGCCTTGGAACCAGATCGTGAGCGAAACGGAATCGTTCTCGGGTGACGGCACCGCGCGGACCTTCACGCTAGCGCACCGGTTGGCGCAGATCGTGAGTATCAGCGTCGATGGGCAGGTAGCTGAAATCGGCCAATTCCTGGCCGACACGGACCGCGAATGGTACTGGGAGTTCGGATCGACAAAGATCCGGCAAGACGCGGCGGGCGACGTGCTGACCAGCGGCAACACGCTCCAAGTGATCTACCAGAAACTCGGGGCCGACGTGGTGACTGCCGAGGACGCCACTGATATCGCGGCAACGATCACGCAGGAAGACGGCGGCAGCGGACGATATGAGCGTTACACAGAGCGGGAGATCGGGCAAGTCCAAGCATTCTTAGCGGCTGAGGCCGTGATCGCGGCGCGGAAGAATCCGGTTGTCGAGGTCGAGTATGAGACCGACCAGATAGTGGAGCCGCTTTGCGCAACGGTCAAGCCGGGGCAACTGCAAACCGTAGCGAACACTCCGCGCGGTGTGAGTTCGGCCACGTACCTCGTAAATGAAGTCTACCTGACGGACGTTGCAGGCCAGTATCTCAAGGCGCGCGTGCGGGCTATCAGTGGAACATCCATCATTGGCATCCAGGAGTACTGGAAAGCCATGATCGGCGGCGGCGCGGCAAGCAGTTCCATTTCGGGCGGCGTGTTGACGCCCGCGGCCCCTTACAGCACTTCAGGCGGCATCTATTACGTTGGCGGGGCTACGACGATCACGCTTGACCTGTCAAACGGGCTCACTCAGGAAATCCTACTCGACCGCGCCACCACCACGATCAGCGATGCCGTTTTTGGCACCGACCCATCGACGCCCGGAACGATGTTTACCGTGATTATCGAGAACGACGGTACAGACGGGAGAGTGCTTGTTTGGGGCGGCAATTTTCGCGGCGTTGGAGCTGTCGGGATCGACTCGACCCCGAATCTGCTCAACGTCTTTCAGTTCATGACAATGCGCGACGGAAAGCACGTCCGCTGTAATACTCCAGCCTTCGGACTGATCTAATGAGACTCCTTGCCCTACTTGCATTCTCGCTCCCAGCGCTGGCGCAGTTCCGCGTTAGTGACATAGCCATCTATCCGTCATCCAACGACGTCAGCACCGGGCAATTGCAATTTTTGACTCGGCGGGCAGACGGCAAGCTGGTGACGATCCAAGCGCCCACTACGGCCACCGCCTCCTACACCCTCACCCTGCCCACCGCCGCGCCCGCATCGAACGGCCACTGCCTTACAGGCACCACGGCGGGAGTGTTGTCTTTCGCGGCCTGCCCTGGTGTGGGCGCGGTCCTAACGACGACCAACCAAGAGGTCGAAGGCTTTAAGTATTTCGGCGTCTCCGGCGCTGATCGGCTCGTGATGTATCGAATTGCCGATAACCAGATGGGCATCCAGACGATGCTTGACGGGCAGACGGACCCAACGACGTACGCCTACGGGGGCGTCAATAATCAGCTGCTTCTACAGCCGCGTGAAGGTGTTGTGGGCGTGGGCGCGATTGACACATCGTTCCGGCTGAACGTGGCCGGGACGTTCCGGGCGGCGGGCGCGGTGACGTTGGGGAGTACGCTTGCTGTTGCGGGGACGGCTACGATCTCCTCGCACATCCTCACGACGTCGCCTTCGACGGCGGATATCGGGGACGCGACGAACTATTTCCAGACTCTCAACGTCGAAAACATCAACGCGGCCCCCGGTGGCGTGGCGGCCGCCTACACGAAGGTCCGCAAGCTGGAGATCTCGGACATCCTCGGCGGCACGGCATTCTGGGACCAACGGGCAAACGCGACGACCGTAACGAGCGCGTGGACTCTCCGCGACAATGGCGGCTCTCGTGCATTGCAAGCGGTACGGCAAGAGGCATCCAGCGCGGCGAACTATGTTCGCGTGTTCGGCGAACTCCGGCCCGCTCAGCGCGCCACGGCAGACGGCGACGCGGTGAACGACTCGGCAATGCCGACGCTTGGCAATACCTCCGCGCGTTGGTTGTCCATCTGGGGCGATGCTGCCACCATCACGAACGCATTGAGCGCGGGCTCCGCGACGGCCGGAACCATCACGGCGACGACTGCATTTGCGGGCGGCACGGACGGCGGGACGCCGATCGGCTCCTCGTCGGTTCGCATGGGGAAGATCTGGGGCTATGACGTGGATTTCGCGGGCACCGTGAAACTCGGGACTTCCTCGACCGTAGGCCAAGTCTGGACCGCCACCGGCACCGATGGCAGCGGCGACTGGGCCACGCCTGCTACGTCGCCGTGGGTGGTGAGCGGGAGCGACCTCTACTACAACACCGGAAACGTCGCAATTGGCGACACGACGACATCAATCGCTCGTCTGCTGGCGCGAACTTCCGACGTCAACGTCCTCGCCATCCACAACAGTGGAACGTCATCGAGCACGGCTGGCGCTGGGATTCAGGCGGCGATGGAATCGACGCCTTCCAGCGGGGATCGGCTCGCGTTCTACAGCTTCGGCAGCTTCGTCTCCGGCACCCGCTACAACGGCGCGTCGGTGACTGCCTTCACGACCCAAACCTGGACGCTTGGTTCGGCGCAAGGCACCGAACTGCGCTTGGAAACCACCGCCAACGGCGCGGCGACGCGGACAGCATCGGTAGTTGCCCGCGCATCAGGCGCGACCGTGGCGGGCTCCCTGGGCATCAATACGTCGACTCCAGCGCACGCGCTCGAAGTGATCGGAGCCACTGCGAAGGTTTACAGCGGGACGAATACCGCCGATACGACGCTCCACATCGGAAACGGAGACACCGGAGCCCCCGGCCAAGGTGCATTTCTGGCGTTCGTTGCTTCAGCCGCGACGCCGTACTTTTCCATCAATGCACTTTCGCAGGGTGTGGCTTGGCGGGACATCGCTCTGGTGAATTCTGGTGGCTCGGTTTGCGTGGGGTGTACATCTCCGTCCACGAAGCTCGACGTATCCGGCACGTTTGGCGCCAACGGCGCGGCGACGTTCGGTAGCACCTCGACCTTTGCTGGGGCCGTCGCAGTCGGCTCGACGGACCTGACCACGGCAACGCTGTTTAGCCGTGCTGCGGACGTGAACGGCCTCCGCATCCACAACTCCGGCACGCCTTCGCCATCGGGCGGCGCGGGCATCCAGGCGGCTATTGAGACCGCTCCGGCATCGGGCGATCGGCTTGCGTTTTATGCCTTCGGCCTTCGCACGGGCGGCGCGAACTACAACGGCGCGAACATCACGGCATGGGCCACGCAGAACTGGTCCGCTGGTTCCGCGCAAGGCACCGAACTGAGATTCGAGACGACGGCGAACGGTGCGGCTTCGCGGACGACTTCGGTGGTGGTGAATGCGGCAGGGTTGGCTGTGACGGGGAACCTGTCGTTTACCGGCACGCTGAACACGTCGATTTCCACAACGGAACTGGGGTATCTGGACGGCGTGACTGCGGCAATTCAGACGCAGTTGAATGCCAAAGGGAATCTCGCAGGCGGCAATAGTTGGTCTGGTAATCAGACTATAGGTGGGGTGCTGACTACCAACAGCACACTGATATTCAACGGCCTAGTCCGCCCGCTGACGGACCTTTGTTGCGACATCGGCGAAGCCGGGTTCCGAGTTGGCGGAATTTTCTACGCGAGCGCGGATCAGTACGGATCGCACCGCGTTCGCAACGGAGCAAATACTGCCTATCAGAGCGGCG